TTAGTTTTTCCATGATGCAATACCGTGCCGCGTCAATCAAGTGATCTGATCCTATGGGGTCGTTGGTTGTTTCTCCGTTCTTGTCCACTTGCCAAATGTAGCCGCGTAGTTCTTTGATGAAGTTTAGGCTGCTTGACGTGACCATTAGTGGCATCTGTTGCATCTTATCCAGTCCGATGCGAATACTGTCCGCGCCCTTCTTGCACCCGCGTATCCTGAAACCGTGCCTCCTCAAATCCTCCACGCTCTTGGGTTCTGCGCTGTCGGCTATCACCTCCCATTGCTTGTAATTCGATAGCCTGGTTGCTATGTCGCTATTGGTCAGGTTCGTTTCGTAAAGCACCTCGTTCAACCATAGCTTGCCATCAAACTCGCAGACCTCAACGAACGCTGTTGGGTCGTTTGTAAAGCCCCAATCCAACCCGTAAGCCTTCCATTTGTAAGTAGTGGGCATTGATTCGACCTGTTGCCATTCTTTGAACACCACGCCCTGCAATGAGCCGACCTCGCCCAATCCATAGACCCGCCACCAGTTAGCCCAATAGCTTGACGTTGCGCCCTTATCTCTTGCCGCCTCGATCTCTTTTACGATAGCGGGTTCAAGTGCCTCGTTGTCCTTGTATGTCAGGATTACAAAGTCAGTATCGGGCTTGCCTATCAACTCATTGTGCGCCCAAAATGCAGCCGTCGGGTTGTAGTCAATGTAGATGAACCTACGTGTTCTTATGCTCAGTTGGTGGTACGCATCCCAACTGATATTGTTGGCCTCGTTGACGAATAGCACGTCACGCCTTGCACCCCGTAGCTTATCGCCTTGATCGGCTGAGAAGAACTCAATGAAGCTGCCGTTGTTGAATACGTAGGTCAACGTACTTCTGTTCCAATTGGCCTCTTTGTAATTGCCTATGTCAATCATTATCTTCAAGAAGTCACGTATCGCGCCCCTGCGAAGGTGTGGGATTGATTCAGCAACTACGCTTATTTCCGCTCCCTTGCTTTGGATAGCGTAGGTTATCAGCATGGGAATGATGGTGAACGTCTTGCTCGATGACGTGCCGCCTTGTACCACCCTCACTCGCTTTCGGAGTGCAGCAATCTTACTTTGGGCTGTCGTTCGTTGGAACATCTAGCATCAATGATTGGAAAGGGCTTTGTTCAATGGTTGCGTTTACTTCTGTCTTTTCAGATAATCCCACGATTCTATTACCCATACTTGCATTAAAGAACCCTAATAACGTGCCTGTTCTTATATTGTCGTTGCGCTCTGCTATTATGTGCGTAACGATACCCAAGAAGTCCTCACCATAATCATAAGTTCCATCAAAGTATTGATGTATTTGTCTACCATGCGTATTCTTATACCAAGTGAAAAACCCATCAATATCATATGGCATAGGCGGGTTATCTTCTACTCTTATCCCATCTTTACCTACATATTGAACTTTAGCCCATTTCTTCCCTTCCGCATCTTTATACACCTTATAACCCTCCCACGCTTCGAGAAGTTCATCAGGCGATTTGAATATCCGTGTCGGGTGCATCACTCGCATATTTCTTGACCGATTGCCAACGGTGGATTATCGGAGGGGTATTCGCTTACGCTTTCATTCGTGATGTTGTTCTTACAGTCCATGTAAGTAGCCCGCCAAAACTTGCCGCCAAGATAAGGTTCTTGCATTGATACGTGGTAAGTCATATTGATAACCGTCTTACAACAAGGGGCTTCGGTCTTATCGCATCCTATCAATGCAAGTGCGAATATCAGTAAGGTCGTTCTCATTTGTTCAACGTGCTTTTGGATTGCGTGTAGTTGTCTGACTTGGCAATGATGATCCGCGTCAGGCTTTCAATAGCTGCCCGAACATCCTGAGCGTCCTCATCCATGACGATTGTGCCTTTCGCTTTGTAGCTTGTTTTTTTGGTTGTGATGTCAACCTCAAACTCACCATCCTGAATTGTGAATGTTGCTTTCATTTAATTCTCTTTGCAGGTACACCAACATACGTGCCTGATTCTGTTATGTTCTGTAAAACTACGGAATTAGCCCCAATGATCGACCACGGGGCTATTGTCACACCTTCGCGGATAACCGCATTGCTGCCGATATAAACGCCATCGCCTATGTTGCAGTTGCCTGAGACACGCGCAGAAGGTGCAAGCGTTACGAAGTCACCAATGATGCAGTCATGACCAATGTCGCTGTGAAGGTTCATGTGTAGGTGATTGCCAATGGTGCAGTCAACGGTGACAACGGAATACGGGCAGAAAATACAACCGTTGCCGTGCTTACTTTCGATTATCGCGGTCTTATGCTTCACGTTGGTGAAAAGCTGTTGCGGCCTCAGCGTGTCGAATATCGCCTTACGTGCCTTTGGGTCACCTACTGCAATGACAGCAAGTGAACGCTCGAAGTCCAGTTGTGATAGCGGTCTGTTCGGTGTCTTTGCCATGTGGTCGGAGACATAGAACGTGTACGGGAATAACCCAGTTAGCTGTGATGTTAACGCCCATTGACGTGTTTCACGTCCGAATCCTCCCGCGCCTATTATTGCCAGTTCCATCATAGTATCCAGTTCATTGGTGTTTGCCCGTTGCCGTGAAGTATTGCGGGTGTTGATTTGGTCGATACGTTCCTGACCAATCCGTTGACGATCTCAAAGTCCGTTCCTTCATAACCGTGTTCATGTATTGGGTGACCGTTTCTTTTAGGGTCATGATCGAAAGCGATTGATTGGAATAGCTTACATCCGAAGTCCAACTTGATAGGGAAGCCATCATCATACGCTTTCAGGTAGGCATCCATTGCCTCGGCCTGTCCGTTCGCTTGATCGTGGAGTTTGTTCAACCCGTAACGCTCAAAGAACTCGATGACCAAATCCAACCGTCCACCGTACACACCATTGTTCAGGTATCTCCACGGTGACTTCAATCGGCCTCCGAACTTGTACAACGCGGCACGGTCGGGATAAGGATAGCAAGCCTTTTCGGTTGACCATAGCAAATGATCCTTAGGCAGTTCACCGTCAAAGTTGCGTTGACAAATGGTGTCACCCGCGTCTGAGTAGATGAAGTATTCGTGACCCGTTGCCGCGCGTTTGTAACATTCGTACAGACCGCGCATTATCGCCCCGTTGCCTGTCGGTATTCGGTTGACCGCCACTTCATAGCCGTGACGCTCAAACGATTCGACCATGCGTTTAGTGCTGTCGTTCGGTGCGTAGATGTTTGTGATAACTACCATGTTGCTTCTGAATAGATGTTGATTGAGCCGTCCATGTAACCGTGCTTTAGCCTGTTGTATTCTGCCATGTCCTCACCCGCGTGTTTTTCCTTCCATCCTTGATAGGCTGTTTCACCCGTGTCGATGTGGTCTATCTCGATATGAGGCAAGAAACAAGAGTAAAACCCTGCGACCTGACAACGGATAGCGGCAAGACTATCATCAAAGCCGTATAGACGCGGTTGGTAAAGATAGCCGATCTTGTCCAATAACGCTGAGTTGAACATCTGACACGTACCCATGACATGATTGACACGCTCGACCACTACCCACGGTTCACCAGATACGTGCGGAAGCATTTCAAGGCTTGACTTGTAGTAGTCGTTTCGGCTTGGTTCTTCCCAACAGTCCTTGCGCTTTAGTCCGACTATGCCGATTGACGGGTCTAATAAAATTGCGCGTTCAAGGTCATCAGTCCAATCGAATTTATGTATCACGACATCGTTATCCATCTTGACGCAATGCTCACCCGCTGCCCGTTCCTTCCATGCGATGTTCACCGCCTTTGCCGTTCCAAGGTTCTGACCGTTGGTGTGAATTGTAATGTATGGTTCAAAGTCCTTTAGCACACGCTTGGTTGCCGCGCAGCTTGCGTTATCAACGACATGGATTCGATGCTTCGATAGGTTAACCGTTGACAAAAGGGATTGTAGCGTCCTCTTAGTATATTCCGTTCTGCCGTTCTCATCCGTATCCCACACGGCCATTGCAATAAGTGCGCACATTCTATGAATATATTAGTTTTCCAAAATCAACTTGCTTCAAATAGAAATCGCTCAATCCTTGTTGATATTCAAGTGCTGCCAGTTGCCCGTTAGTGGCGTTACCCGCTTCGTAGTCTCGCTTAAACCGCAATCCCATTTCGACAGATTTAGCCAACTCTTTTCGAGCTACATCAAACGAATGTTGCGCCATTTCTTTTTGTGTGGCAACGTAATCGGCTCTTGACTTGTCTTTAAACCTGTTAGTAATTTTGTCTATGATCCCCATCCCAATCCGTTTTTAATGTAGTTACCTATGTGCTGAATGCTTGAACCGCAAGTCCAGCATACCATAAAATTAAACTTTACTATCCGTTGCGCCAAATTGTGATAAGTTGACCTGTCCTCGATGCTAACGTGACCTGCGAACTCACCGCTTGCAAATTGCATTATCGTTGACCTATGTTCTTCCAACCACTTCATTTCTTCTTCCGTTAGAACATCGTAGGCCATAGTCTCCAAAGTGCTTGACGCGTGAATAATGCCATCCCAACGAATATCACGCAATGGGTAGGTAGGTAGTGGAACACAGCGAAGAGTGTTGATAACCAAAAGGTCATGCACAATTCGCAGTTGAACGGTTTGAACGGTATCCGTTTAGTAAACTGCGTCACCGCCATTGCCACTACCGCCATCAATGCCCCTGCAAGTATTGTCATCTTAGTTTCTTTCTGATTGTTTTCTTCACGCTTTTAACCGTTCGATGAACAGACATTAATGGTATCTTAGTTGCAGCCGATACGCGCCTGAGCGTTCCTTGTTCTGCATATTCCTTAAACAGTTCCCTTTCATACCACGGAAGGGATTCCAGTATCGCGTTAGCCTGAGTTGCGGTTTCGGTGTCAATGTTCGGGTCATGGTCGTGCAACCCATCGAACAGTAAGGCAACGTCAACATTCCTGTCGATCATCGCCTCCTTACTTCCGATTGCACCCGTTCGGCTCATCATGTTCGTCATCGTTCTAATGCACCAAAAGCGAAAGTAAGGTTGTATCTTTTCAAGTTCGGGTTCTGTCTTACTGCATAGCACTATTCCAATTTCTTGAACCACGTCCTCCCATTTGTTACCCGCTATTCGTTGTGCCGCTGTCATCAGATCCCTGTCATTTCTAAGGCTGTTGTACATCGATTCAACCACTTCAATCTATTTCTTCGGAGTTATCGCCTCAATCTGCCCCTTCTCATTCCTGAAATACAGATTAGCGCGGTCATCCTTCATGCGTTCGTTTGCCTCCTTTAGAAGTGCTTTGGCGGTCTTGCAGATAGCAAGTTCCGTTCTATTGGAAGCATGGTCTTTCGATGCCTGTTCAAGTATCGCATCGTAATCGGCTTTGAGCGAATCAATCCGAAGTTTCATAAACCCGATGAAGCCGAGTAATGCTATGATGATTATTATCAGAAGCGGTGTCATCCTACTATCTCTTTTTTGGTTACGGTTTCAACTATTCTTCTTCGCTCAAACTTAACGCCCTTATGTGTGAACGAGCATTTGTTCTTCGCCAATGTCGCGTACTTAATCCCCAACTCTTGAGGCAACCCTTCAACAAACCTTTGAAGTGAGCAAACCTTACTGATCTTCGTGCCGTCAGTTAGTATCGCGGTGTATCTGAATCTTTGCGGCTCAACGCCTAATCTTGTTCCCATGTTTGCAAATGTAATTATTTATTTTGATTGCCCAAAGAAATTGCCCTGAGCCGTGTCGCTTACATTGAACCTATCCGCTTCGGCCTTGAAGTGAACTAGGCGCGAATGTCGGCAAGTGTCTGTCAGAATCGCGCTGTATGTGGCCGAATCTCCGTCCGTGTCTATGTGAATGATTCGGCAGTTGTGGAAGTCACCGCATGGTTGGATTGGTGGTTGGCGGTACGTGAGTGCTGAGTATAAGTGAAATATCGTTAACACCAACGCGGCCAATGCAAATAGTAGGAATGTTTCGGCTTTCATTTCATTGCTTTTACCACCCATGAATCGGGCTTTCGTTTTACCTCTCTTGTTTCAATATCCTGAACATCATGCTCCCATCCGTTGGCTGTTCTGAATGTTCCAACGCATCGGAAAGTTCGGCCTTGATACGTGAATGAAGGTGTGGTCTTATGCTGCATTTCTTTCTAACCTATTGATTATCCTATCCACTTTTGCTTTGAACGCCAGATCCGTTCGCATCCAATTATCAACTTGTTTGGTCGAATGAATTACCGTAGCGTGGTTGACTGAGTTGGTGACCTTTGCCGTTATGTGTCCAGTCAATTCAAGCCGCCTCGTAAGATACCATCTAATGACGTGGCGCGGTGTGGTTGCGTATGGTATCCGCGTCTTTGCCAATGCTATCTCAGGTGTAACGGTAAACTCTCGGCACACTTCAAGAAACACATCCTTGACAGGTGGTTTGAATTTGCCCTCCTTCATTCGACCTTCAAACATGGTCACCATCAACTCTTGATGTAACTCAGCAACGGCTAGGTCAATGTTGTCGTTGTGCCTATGCATTAATTCGCGGAATTGGTCGTTGTTCTTTGTCATGGCAACTCATCCGTTTGAACTTCAACCTTCCATCCGCTTACTTCGGTGAACCATTTGCCGTTGTATTCTCGGCTGCCGATGTTCACGTCAATCGTAACGTCCTGCCCCACTCGGAGGTTAGCCGCCTTGTCAATTGACTTGCCCATGAATGTGACCGCTACGTATGGGTTGTATTGGTCACCCGTAGTCAGCACAACCGACCGCTTTTGAGTTCCGTTAGACCCGACCGTTTCAATCGGGGTAATGCTGTGAATAGTACCTTTTAACTGCTTCATATTTCGTTTAGTTTATTGATTTCTTCTTTTAATCTGACCGTCAACGATTGGGCAAGTGTCACCTTCTCATTAGCGTAATCGGCAACTGATAACATGACTGGCCTCGCCTTCGTCCCGACATTCACAACCGAGTCCCTTGTTATGGTCTTAACGAACAACGGCTTGATGCATTCGGGGCGATATGATGCGAAGTGAACCTTCTGTAATTCAGGATGAACCGCAAAGTAATGCACCACTTGATCAACGTGGTCTATTGGAACTATCCCTGCACGAAGGTAGCTGATATGCGTCTTGGCGTTCGGACACTTGACCTCAACTATCTCGGTCATGTCCTCGGTTATCGCGTCAGGACTTGCGCCTATCAATTCGCACTCATCTGATTGAAGCCACCCGACCGGCATGAAAGACAGCCCCGTGTATTTAGCAACTTCGGCAACGGCAAACGGCTCTAGGTCTTTGCCCCGTTGCATATCGAAGGACACGTAGTTGTCAGGTATTTGGAATGGTTCGGCCATTTCTGAAAGTAGCTGCTCCAGTAGCGTATCTGACTTTACGTGAAGTTGGCTTGATGTTGAGCCGCCTACCTTTGCTTGTCGGATCAAATGCCATTCGTCCGACCCTTGTTCTATGTTGAAGTGTGGTTTCATTTCTCAGCTAGTTTAACTTTAATATCCTGTGCCACTTTGATCACGGTAGCTAGTTTCTTTTCGTCTGCGCTAAGGCCTTTCCATATTGCGTTAAGCTGCCCGAGGTCAGTTGCCGCGCCTAATGCAGCGATGGCTAAAGTATCCGATACTTCGACCCGTGGAGTTGGGCTTGTTGTCCTTATTCGAACGCCACCAACTACCTGACCTTTCATCTTGACGGATGAATCAATGTAGAGTTCAACCAATATCGGTGTCCAAGTATCCACGTCTGTTCCGAAGTTACCAAGCCTTCTAATAGTCGTTGCGTTTGTTGAGTTCAGGACAAGCGGCTTGATACCCTCTTTGAAATAAGCAATGTTGAAGTTGCCCTTCGACCCTGCGACCATTGCGCCTTCTTCTTGTTTGACTTTCGTCACGGTAAAAACAAGCGGCTTACCTTGTTCGACCAATTCCTCCAAGTCAACAACCCCTAAGTGGTCGGACTTATACACGTTTCTGTAATTTGGCATCTGTTCTCTGTTTAATTGTTTCGGTAAAAATAATTATTCTTTTGTTCTGTTGTATGCGTGCTGGCTAATTTAGAATGATTCTAAATAAGCTACGGTTTGCGCATAATCTTCGGGATAGCTTACCAATGCAATAAACCCGCGTTCGTTTAGTTCCTTAATCCTGTACTCTTGAACTGGTGATAATTTGCCGCCTGTATTTTTTACCTCTATAAATATGGTTGGTCTATTCGGGTGCAATAGTATCAAGTCAGGATAGCCGTTTACTGTTGCCCGTATTATCTTAATTACTAGCCAGCCCTTACCCTCAAAGTGTTTCTTTAGCCTTCGCTGGTAGGTGCTTTCCATTTCTTAAAATGTTTTAGAGTGTAATCCTGTTTCTTAATTACGGTGTTGTAAATATCCAATTCAATACCACCCTCCGACATGATGAACCAAACTTCGGGCGGTGTTTTACGGTCTTTAGTAGTTGCCCTGTCACGCCCTTGGATATAAGATAAGCTGCTAAACTCGATATTCAAGTACACTAAACAGTCAGCACTCGATAAGTTAACCCCTTCGCGGCTACTGCGAATTTGCCCAACAAATGTAGCGGTCGGATCTGCATTAAACGCTTCGGGTGTAATTACGCAGTTGGGGATTAACTCTTTCACCATGTCCATCTCTGCTTGGTACACGGTAAAGATGGCAATTTTGCGGCCTGTGAATTTGCGAATGATAGCCCTTACCTTAGTATTATCTACAAGGTGAACCCCGTTTTCAGCAATCACCGTTCCACTGCATAGCTGGTGAACCTTTGATTGCTGTTTAACCCCCGTGTCGGCAAGTATCGCATCTGTTTTACCTACATAAATCCCATGTTCTTTTACCGCTTTTATCAACTTATAGGTTGACTTTTGCAAAGGAACAATTAGAATGTCCTCAATAATCTTTTGAGTAAACCCAGCTTGCTGTTGGGTATAGGTTAGCATAATCGGCTTGACATACATTGATATATCCTTCCAACGGGCATCGGAGTAATCATTTGTAGTTTGCCCAGTCCCTATGTATTTCACTTTGACATTCACAAAAACTTTAGCCCACTTGTAGAAGTTGCCGTATTGTGCGAATGGACTTAATGGATGCACCCAAAATTGATGGAATAGTTGACTAAAACTTTCAGGGCTTGGCGTTCCACTAAGCATAATGACGTATGTATTTTGGTCTATAATCGCACGTAATTGTTTAGCCCTTAATGATGGCTTTGGAAACGCTCCAATGCAATGTGCTTCATCTATTACAATGTACTTAAAGCGTTCTTTTAACTTGTGCAAACTTTCATAGTTCACCACCTCCGCATCGAACCCGATTAACTCCGCATCGTTTTGGATGCTTGGTATTGCTTTCTTCTTGGTTACAAATAGGCATCTATTCGCGCCTATCTTTTGGAGCGTTGCAAAGGCGGTTAAGGTCTTTCCGCAACGTACCTCCCATGCCAAATACACTATTTTCCTTTTCAGTAGTATAGCGGCTGCATCTTCGCTACCTTTTACTTGGTAATCTCTAAGCTGCATTCTCAAACTCTTTAATCCAGTTGATAATCGTTTGGCGCGATACCGCAAGCAACTCCGCAGCGGAGGTTCTATTAAGGTCGGTGTCAGTCCTCCACATTTGCTTGCATCGTTCTTTAGGTGTTGCCGCTCCTTTAACATTAGCCGCTTCGCGTATTACGTTGTATGCCATACTATCTACTTTTACCTTTTTACTCATTGTAATAAAGTAGTCAGATAATCGCTCGGCTTTTATCATTGTTTCAGCATCAATAGGACGCTTCAAATCTTCGCCATTTGCATAGGCATCAATGACAGATAATAGCAATGCGAAACGTGGTACGTAGGTCTTTTGCTTTGGTAGCATTGACTTAGTAAACTCACTTTCATTATCGCTATTCTGCATAATAGTTATCTTATCATTTATGCGTTTCCACTCCACCTTTGCCGCCTTGTTCATAGGTATTAAGTGCGGTTTTATTTCGCGTTCCTCATCAAATTCTATCATTTCACTTTTAATGTAAGCGTGTAATTCGCCTACATAATTATGATACCATTCAATTAAATCGGGGTTTAATTCATTCTCATTATACATTTCTACTTGAATGTCGGGGTAACACAATAGCATCCTATCGCTAAAACCATTATCCCTATACTCATCGGTAAAAATTTGATTCAATACTGCAGGTTGTATTCCACCAAGTACAGGAATGATAGGACTGTGAACGTATGTATTCTTAACCGTTTTTCTGTTTAGTGCTGCAGGTTGGTTACTAAAAGTTGAAAGCCAAAACTCCAAGTCAGAACCCGCCCGATACTTATTCATGTCCTTAATCCATCCTGCAAGTTCGTCCTTAAATACTCCAACCGCGTTTGGATTTTCTTCATGCAATTCTACCAATGCCTCAAGCGTTACATCGTTAACTATAAACTGCTTTTTGATTGGGCATTGCACCTCTGGACGTTGCTCTTTTTCCTTCTTGCTTAGTTTGTCGTATTCATCCCACTCCCTAAAACGCTTTTGGTATTCTCTTATTTCTCGGCTGTTTGCTTGAATAAGCGGTCTTATTACGTTGTTAATTGATGGTGATTTACCAACACCAGCTTTACCAACAACCGTTACCCAAATAGTGCAACACTCATCCCACCCGCTTTTGACTTGTATCTTCATTGAATTACCAACCAAAATTGATAGCATCCAAAGTAGCCCAGCGCCCATGTAGTCAATAGAACTATCTAACGTCCTATTGCATTCTAATAGGTAGTTTTGTATTTCGACTGGATAAATATCCAAAGGAAAAGATAGCTTTTCAATTACTGGCTTATCTACTTTCGCTATTTCGGGTTGTGGTTGTTTAACCCGATCACCGTAACCGCTTGCGTATAACTCTTTAGCTGCACTACTCATATCGCCCCTGTGGTGCTTGTATGCAAACAAGGCAAACGGGC